GAAGAACTGAAACTGACTTACCACGACATTTCCGACGCTTCCGGCGTGCCGCTGTCCACCGTGCAGAACTTCTTTTCCAAAATGTCGAAAGCCCCGTCCATTTACACCGTCGCGCCGATCTGCAAGGTGCTCGGTATATCCCTTGACGAAATATTCGGGATTTCCGAACACTTGACACCAACCGAGGAAACCTTACAGGCGCGCAACGATGAGCTGGAACGCCACGTGGACGCAAAAGCAGACACGATCGAGATCATGCGGCGCGGTGTTCGTATCCGCAACGGCGTAATCTTAATTCTGTTTATTATGGTGGTGTTGCTGGCTGTATGGTGCTTGTATATCGATCTGCATTGCGCCGATTACGGATTTTGGAGGGGCTGACATGGCAAATTGCATCAAATGTAAAGCAGCGCTGCCGGATGGCGCGCTGTTTTGTCCTATGTGCGGCAAAAAGCAGGTCGCCGAAAAGCGCAAAGCGCTCAAGCGCGCCAACGGAACCGGCACGGTGTATAAGCTCTCAGGCCGCCGTGCGCGCCCGTGGGTCGCCGCGAAAAACAGGGTGGTCATTGGATACTACGAGCGCAAAACAGACGCACTGGACGCATTGGAACGGCTGAACGGCAAGCCCCTGACGGAGCGATACAATATGACCTTTGCCGAGGTGTTTGAGGCGTGGAAGGCCGAGCACTACAAAGAGATCGGCAAGCAGGGCATCCAATCGTATGACGGCGCGTACAAGGTATTTGCCCCGCTGCACGACCGTAAATTCCGTGATCTGCGCGCCGCTGACTTCCAAGCCGCGATTGACCCGTACATGAGCAAAAGCCATTCCACCGTCAGCAAATATAAGCAGCTTATTACCCAAATGTCGAACTGGGCTGTGCGGGAGGAAATCTGCACGGCAAATTTTGCAAGGTTTGTCCGCCTGCCGGAAAATATAAAAAAAGAAAAGGATATCTTCACCGAGGAAGATATCCAGAAACTCGAAAAGGACGGCAGCGACGCGGCGAAGATCGTCCTGATGCTGTTGTCAACCGGTATGCGCATCGGCGAGTTATTTAACCTTCCTATCGCTGATTATCACAAGACTTATGTGGTCGGCGGAGAAAAGACAGACGCAGGCCGCAACCGTATCATTCCCATCCGCCCGGAAGGTCGGCAATATTTTGAGCATTTCGCTGCGCGCGCAACAGGCGAGCTGCTGATCTCTGGTTACAGCGGCCAGAAGGTTATTGAGAATTTCCGCAAGCGCGATTTTTACCCGCTGCTCGACCGTCTCGATATAGCCAAAAAGACGCCGCACGCCACGCGCCATACTTACACGTCCCGCGCCGTCAAGGAAGGGCTGGCCCCAGAAATGCTGCAAAAAATACTCGGTCACGCCGATTATTCCACCACGGCAAACATCTATACACATATTGACGCCGAAACATTGGTGTCCGCCGTTACTGACGCGTTACTAACAAGCCAAGAAAATGGCAAAAAGAAAAAGCCCTGAAACCGTTGCGTTTCAAGGCTTTTTATGGTGCGCGGTACAGGACTCGAACCTATGACCCCATGCACGTCAATTAAGTGCGAAAGCTAAATTGCCGGAATATTGTAGCAATAGCGCGGAATAGTTCGGCATAATTGAAACATATTTTGGTTAAACCCGATGCCGTTCTGTGCAATTCCTTTACGGTTGCTAACAAATTACTATCACGTTACCAGTTTGCGCATGACGCTATTATAGACGCGCTCGTTTACAATTTTCAAGCTGTCCATCAGCTCGTCCATGATCTCCCATGCCTTGTCCGGTGGAACATCTGCCACTGCGCGCAGAAAATCGCTGTCGCCGTATGTTTCGACGCTAACCGGCGCGGGCGCTGCGGAGTATGCCATTGGCAAAGCCCTCTCTCTGCTGCCGCTTTGCTGGTCACGGATGGCATACAGCACGGCAAGGCGCTCATAGTTTGTCCAACTGGATTCCTCTGTTTCAAGGCGGGCTATCCAGCGCTTGACCTCATTCTCGTCGACCATAGGGGCGCACCCCCTTTAGCCCTCAATCGTGTCCATGCAACGCTGGATGGCTCTGCGGATGCTTTCGTCGTCGGCGTTGTCCAGCATTTCCTGCAATTGGCGTTTCATGTTGTTGATGCCGCCATCACGGGAATAGTGGCCGCGCACATAATGCGTGCCGCGTCTTGCATTGGGCATATCGCGGTCATAAGCGCCGCGCATACCCGACTGCCAGTCTCCGTCGCGGGAATAGCGGCGAGAATAGTCTTCATCGCGGGAATAGCCGTCGTCCTCCAACATCTCAATTTTATCGATGTTTTTGATGGTGTCCGTCAGCTTGTGCGCAATTTCGAGATCGCCCGCGCCAAGCTCACCCTTACGTGCCAGCTCGTCGAGTTCGTCGCACAGCATATTACGCAGATCATACATTGCTTTCTTGCTCATGTCCATTCTCCTTTCACGCGATTCTCTCAACCGTCAGGTTCGAGTTAGCGAAGTTGACGGCCTGAGTGCTGGTGTTTTCCATTGCGACCGTCAGGCAGCAGCCTTTCGGAACGCAGACCTGTGCGGAAACATAAATGTTAAAGTAGTTTTCTACCGCCGCAGGCGTGACGGTAGCTGTTGCACTGGTCAGCGGCTCTCCGTTGATGGCAAGCGCCGCCGTGATGGCCTCAACCGTGCCTCCAGTGGGAATGGCGATGTTTCCGCCATAGGAGACCCGAAACAGAGCGCGGTTTTGATTGGTGAGGCCGCGCAGCGTGACAATGCCTGCGCCCTGGCGATGCACGATACAGGGCTTGCTATTGACCGCCGTTCCGGTCAGTGGGACGTTCTGGCCGGCAGGGACCAAAGCAATGATAGAATTACTAAATTCAGCCATACTGGTATCACTCCTTTCTCTGATTTGCCCCAAAAGGGGCAAACGCACCATTTGCAATCATTTCCGCGTAGCTGGGCGCAAATAATTCGTCCGCTTTACGCAAAAGATCGGCATAATTGCTAAGATCGTACATGCTCATTTCACTCTTGTCCAGAGTTGCAATGTGATCAACAAATTCCTGTTTGAGTTCGTCAACTGTTTTCACAAAATCATTCCTTCCTAAAGGGGTCGAAATCGACCCGTTTAAAATACAGCGGCGGAGCTATTGCCCCGCCGCGTTGTGATTAGTATCGGCACGGGGCCGACCATTTTCGTGAGGTCACGAAAAAGCTATGCTATGCAGTTGTCAGCAGCCGCAACCGGAACCGCAGCCACCATAGCCGCTGCCCGCCCACGGGTTACAGGTAATGTAAGCCGGTGAAGGGCACGGGCGAAGCTGCGAAATGAGGTAGTTATTCTGTGCAGCCTGAGACGCGGCCAATTTGAGATTCTGGTTCTCGGTCTGGAGATCGGACAGCTTGCTCTGCGTGAGGAAGTCGAGGATGGCACGGCTGTTCTGGTTGTTCGCGTCAATGATGTCGCGGGCTGCCGTGTTGACCGTGTTGCGAGTGTCGCACGCCTGCGTCGCCATATCATAGCGCACCTGCGCGATAGCTGCGCGATTCTCGCAGCAGCAATTTGCGGCCTGCATCTGCATGGCGTTGAGCTGCTGCATAAGCGCCGCCTGCTGGTTTGCGCGGGACAGCTCGGCATTGCCGAAGCCGGTGTTGATGGCCTGTGTGGTCGTAGCAAAGCCGCCAGTAATGGCATTGTTCAACGCAAAGGTGGAATCGCAAATGCCATTTGCAATACTGTCGAGCTTGCGCTCAACGCTCGCAAAGTCAGATGTCAGAACGTAGCCGTCCATCACACCGCCGCCGTTACCGTTGCCAAATCCGTTGCGGCCCCAGCCGAAGAGGAAAAGAACGATAATCCAGATCCAGCTGTCGCCCCACATACCCATACCGCCGCCGTAATTGTTCGCGGGCGCGACCGGCATAGTCATCATGGGAGCACCGTTGGAAAGAGACATAGTATCACTCCTTTGAAAAATTTTTATTTATCAAATCGTGGCCACGATAAGATTAGTGGAATAAGGGTTCAAACTGCTTTGCCATAGATTGAAGTTGGTTTAACTCCTGCTGGCTCATAGCGCCAGATTGCAAAAGCTTTTCGACTTCCGCTTTGGGGTCACCCTGAAAATTTGCCCTAAACTGTTGAAACTGTTGCATCATCTGAAAAAAGCCGTTCCCGCCACCAAGAGCGCCAAAAAAAGGATTACTCATCATCCTCGTCCTCCTCAACCTTGCGCTTTTTCTTGCTCTTTATTTCGCCCACAAGCGCTGCCAGAGCGTCAAACTCTTTACGGGTGACAAATTCCACGCTCTTTTCCTGCGGCGCTGTGCGGGGCGTTTCTGCGCGCTCTACAAGATCGTAAATTTTAAGCGTCGGCTTCCCACTTGCATCCGCCTGCTTGAGATACACAGTCGGCGCGGTAGAATCCCACAGCGCCACAGCAGAGTTGGGCGCGATGAGATAGCCTCTCGCCTCCTGTTCGCCGCTTACCCACTGCACGCCGCCCTGTGCGATAGGGTTCTGTTGCACTGGCTGCGACATGGGCTGCTGCATGGGCTGCATCTGTGGTTGCTGCATCTGTCGCATCTGCATGAGGTTGTCCGGCATCGGCTGCGGATAATAGGGATTGAAATAGGGATATGCCATGTTCATTCCTCCGTTTCTTTGACCCAGTAATAAAGCGGGATTTCGTTCTCGCTGTTCCAACTGTCATAGATCACGCCGTCTTGCACGCACACTACATGTCCAGAGAGCGCGAGAATATACGTCCCGCGTGGGTGCTCATCGGCAAACTTACCGACCGTGTAGCAGTCGGGACAGGTGTCCGGCATAATATAGCGCCGATAGCCAAGCGACCGCAGATATGTGCCCCAACAGGCGTTTGCGTTGGGCAAGTCGCCGTCTAAGTATCCCTGTATGCACAGAGACAAATAAACTTCGCCCCAGTCCTTTCCTGTCGCCTTGCAGATTGCGCGCACGGTGCAGTCGGACACGTTGCGCCCGTTTGGATTTGGGTTGAAATAGCTATACATGGAACATCTCTGCAAAGTAGACGTATGTTCTCAGCTCGTCAGGATCAGGGAACAGCGTCAAAATGTCCATCGCCATTTGCTCAGTAAAGCCCAAAGCTAAAAGTCGGTCGTACATCGCCGCACCTCCTTTGTTGTGTCCATAGTACAAAAAAATAGGCGCTCAAAAGCGCCCATAAAGTGTATGAAAAGTGCGTCGAAAACCGTCGAACGGTTCCCCTTGCCTTTTTACGTGAAATGTGATATTTTAATTTTACAGGTCATTCCCGGCCTGCTTTTACACAAGAGAAATGGCCTCACCGTTCGGTGGGGCCATTTCTTTTTTCATATACTTCTGATGCCATTTTGCGGTATGCGCGCCGCCGGTATTTCTTCACTGCGTCAACAGATAGGCTTTGCTCCATTGCCACCTGCACGCAGCTTTTCTGCCGCACGTCGCACTCAATGATACACGCCGCCTCGTCAGCTGGCAGCTCGAAGGATAAGATATACGCCACGGCCCGCTTGGGGGCCATAGAGGATAATTGCGCGCGGATTGACCTGTGCTGACTGTCCATGCCCGTGTAGGGCTTGCAGAGGCGCTTGCGCGTGGGCTTTCGCCGCCCGCTCCTTTCTGTGCCCAAATCGGGCACCGTTATTTTGTCGCTCTCTGGATCATTGTCACGACTTCCTGCCGCGTGATAAGTCTCTGCGGCGCGCTGCCGTCCGTGATGCCCGCCGCTTTTGCCGCCGCCCAGTCTTTCGCCGCCCACGAAGAGACGGGCTTGGTGCCGAGCTGTGCCAAATAGGCATCCATCATCTTGTTAAACGTTGCCTGATCCATGTACTCCTCCATTTCCGGCGGGTACTTGCCCGCCAAAATCATGCTCCCTGTGTACTTGAGATGGTTGTCCCACTGGAAATGCGGGCGGTCGGGGAATTTCTTCCAGTCGCCGCCCCACGAAAAGCCGACCTGCTTGCCGATCTGCCCGCAGCGGGTGAAGAACGACGGATCGTCGTACTCATGCCCCTTGACGTTTTTGCAGATGTCGAACGCCAGCCCAGCTTTGACGCCGTGAAACGTCGGGCGCGTCGCGGTCTTTGCCGCGTAGCCATTTGCGGCAAGATAGCGCTGGTACTCGTCATCTCGTACTGTCTCGGTCACAAGCACCGGAAGCCCTGCCTCCTTGCAGAGGTTGAGGAAAATGACACAGTTTGCGCGCACGTCCGCCCGCAGGTCAGCAATGTCCCTACTGTGATACATCGCTGTCACCCTTGCCGTCCTCGTCCTTGCTTTTGTTGTAGCTGGACGTCGACACGCCGATGAGCGCGCCGATAAACAGCGCCACGGCGCTGATGGTGGTCGTGACCTGCTCGGTGTACCCCCACCCCCACACACCCGCGAGGGCGGCGTAGAGGCCGGAGCAGGCGGGCAGTACGATGAGCACGAGCCACTTGAGCACATCGTACACCTTGTTATTCAGTTCAAATTTCATTGTTCTTCTCCTTTCGTTTCCGTCCAACGATAATTTCTACCAGTGTCAACAGCCCAGTAAAGGCTTCAATGATGCCGCCCGTACCCAGCAGGTACGGGAAGAGGTTGTCCCACTGCCACCCTTTGATGCTGTAAAAGATGACCGTGTAGATCACAAAAGCGGCGATGAAAATGCCAACGATAATCAAAATGATGTTCCTCGTTCGCAATTTTGACGCCTTTTTGATAAGGTGCTTCATCCGACCGCCCCACTCAGCAGCCACGCGATAAAAGCGCCCGCCAGCGCCGCGAGAGCCTTGTCGACCAGCCCGTCCCAGCGCTTCCCTGCCTTGCCCGTAATGGCTTTCACGTCCTCTTTGATCTCCTTGACATCGCCCTCGACGGTCTCCTGCTTGGTCGCCAGCACCTCGACCGACGTTGCCAGCCTGTCAAGCGCCGTTTGGTGCTCCTGTAACTCATTGATTCGGTGTGTATTGCTCTTGCATCGGCTTTCGATCAGCGCGATCTCTGCATCATCGTAGTGCTTTGCATTATCCATATCCCGCTCCCTTTCTGCGGCCTTAGACCGCCGTGAAATAGTTCCCTACCAGCTCGTGCGGCAGATACTGCAAGACGATCTTCCCGCCCGCTGCCTCTCCCACGCGCTCGCAGAGGTACAGCTTAGTGTCCTCAGGGTCTTTGTAATAAAGACCATACTCGTACTCCATACCACGAGCAGCCGGAATCGGGTCATCTTGAGTACCAGCATGCTCGAGGTCAATGATAGTCCACATTGCAGGAGTGCTGTGCGGAGGCCAGTCGGCCTGAGTAGTGTGACCGTGGCCATCGTTGACGCGATACACGTGTAAAACGCCGTTATTGTCAGCGTCACTCATGCGGTCTCCCGGTGCGACCGCTTCACCGATGTGGTCTGCCCACCGCGCAACCAACTCAGGAGACTTAGCTGCCTCTGCATCCGTAAAGGGCTTTGCAGCCTGTTCGATCATCGGTCGCAGCCTTGCCGCGCGCTGCGGCGTGATGCTCTGACCGACCAGCGCCGTGACGGTCGCCTCCGAAAGCTCGGATTCCGTAGGCTTGCCCATCTTAATGCTGACCGTGCCGTCGCGGTGGTCAGTGATGTCACCGCTGAGACTGTACTCACTCATGTCCTCCTCGGTCACGACCTCTTCGGTCTGACCAGTTGGACTGCCGTCATTGTCGAGCTTGTCCTTCGTCTCGCGGAAGACATTGCTCCACGGCGTGCCGGTCGTCAGCAGCGCCGCCGCCTGCGCGTAGGGCATGGTGAGATGCACCGTCTGCGTCTCGCGCATATCCCAGTTTCGATCTTTGTAGTTGTAGATGCACGTCGCAGGATACTCCTGCCCGTTGACTTTGATAAATTCTGCCATGTTGGCCTCCTTTTACGACTCGTTAATCCAAACCACGACATAACCATCATCACCAAAACTTGCTGCAATCGTGGCATCCTTGTCAGTAACAGTATACTTCCACATCGGGCGAGGGTCCGTAGAAGTCAATTGTAATTTGCCATTGAGAAAAATCCGTATATTGCTCAATGCTCTCAAAGTAATTACTTCACCCGGATTGAATATATCAGGCCCTAATTTGGTGTAAAAATGGCGTTCAATGATAGTGACATTATCCCATGCGCCATCATTCTTTGGTTCTACGCAAGTAATTTGGGTCATTGTATTCCCGTTTACAGCATTATTTTTTAGCAATTTATTCATTAAATTGCTGTCAGGCTGTTTGGTAAATCTGACAAAACGGTAATCATTCGATGTCCAGCCTGCTCGATATGCAGTTTCATATTCTCCGCTGCTCGTTCCAAATTGCAACTCCTTCATAAAACATTTAATGCGTTCGTACTGATTGTTTACCGCTTCAAAATGGACGGACATATTCAGCATAGAAGGTAAAGTTAATGTATCATTAAAATACCAGCACAGGCTGGGCTCCTTTTCTTTTTTCTTCTTCTTCGGCAAATTATAAATCATTAAATCACCTCACGACTGGTAGTTTACGGCGCAGATGACGACGAAAATCTCGACCGCCGTGGTCGGAATGTCGCTGCACTGGAAGGTCACGCTGTCCGCGCCCTGCGCGACGGCTTGAATGCCGCAGGTGTTCCACGCGGATTCATAGCTCGTGTCGACGGGGTTCGGGCGGAGTTCCTGCTTCGTGATGTCGGCCAGAACGCCCGCGCAGGCGACCGTCTGCTGCTTGGTCGAGCTGTTCCACCCTGCGACCGTCAGCGTCACCTTGCGCGCGATGGCGGGGGAAGCGTAGTCCGTCTCACGCGTCGCCGCCACCAACCCGCCCGAGCCGTTGCCCTTGAGGATGTTGGTCGTGGATGGGACTGTCGGCACGCTCACCGTGACCGCGCCCGTCTGACCATTGACCGACGTGACCGGCGCGCTCTGCAAAGCGCTGTCAGCCTTGCCCAAACTCGTCTGCACGTCGCTTGCAAGGTCGGATTTTGCGACCGTACTCTTAAATGCCAGACTGCCGAGGTCGTTGAACCACTTTGCAATCTTGCCGCACAGCACGGAGAGCTTTTCGCCCGTTGCAACGTTTGCGCGGGTGGTTGCCACAGTGAACGCCGCCGTGACGTTGCTGCCATCGCCGGTCTTGCCCAGCTTATTGGCAAGCGCCGAGTACACGCCGCCAGACTGCACAGGATTGGTGCTGCCCTGCGTAGGCGTTGCGTCAGTAGTCACCTTGACGTCTTTGATAGCATTGTCAACATATGCAAAGATGTCCTGATGCTTGTTGTTAGGGTCATACACAGACGCCAGCATGTCACCCGTACCAGCGCCGGAAGCGCCTCGGCAATAGCCCGCGTCATAGCTCGTGCCGTCCGACAGCGTCACGATAAGGTGATAGTCGCTCTGCCGGATGGTGATGCCAGTAATCGTGGGAGCATCTGCGCCGGGATTGCCCTGTGGACCAATTTCACCCTGAATACCCTGCTTACCCTGTTCACCCTGAATACCCTGCTTACCCTGTTCACCCTGTTCACCCTTTTCGAGTACAAGGTTGAGCACCTGATTCGGGGCTTCTCCGGTAATGGTCGCGCTCGCCACCTTGCCGGACGTGACCGAGCCAATCGTCAGCACGTTTGTAGGGCCAGTCGCACCTGTCGCGCCGGTATCGCCCTTGCTACCCTGCGGAATGCCAAGTGCCAGCGTACCAGTCGACTTGTCGTAAGTCGCCGTTGCTGAGCTTCCTGCGGGCAGCGTTGTCACCGTGACCGATACAACGCTCAGCGTGACAAACTTCAGCAGCGTTTCGCCTTTCAGCATCTTCGCCTCGCCGCCCTGCTCAAGCACAAACTGGTCTTCGTTAGTGATCTGTAACGCTTGCGTGAGGTCGGAAATTGCTTTATCAGCCATCGGTTGCCTCGCTTTCTTCGGGCGCTTTCGCGGTTTCGGCTTCGCCGTCCTTTACTTTTTTTGCTTTCTTTTTTGCATCCTCAAGCTGATATTTCAGCGCGACAAGCTCGCGCTTGTCTTTCTCCTGCTCTTCCGCCTCGCGATGTAAAATCTCATAAGCCTTTTGAATCTGCGCCTTGACGACGCTGATCTTGCCCGCCTCCGAGCCCAAAACCAACGTGTTATTCAGCGTGTCAAACGCGTTGCTCAAAAGTTCCATTGCTTCTTTCATGCCGATGCCTCCAATCTTCTAATCCGCGCTTCCTGCTCGCGCACCTTGGCCCACAGAATTGGGATAAACTCACTGTACCGCAGAAAATAGGTCTCGCTGCCGTCATCAAGCTTGGCCGCCGCCCAGCCCGCGAATTCCTGCGAATCAATGCCGCACGCGCGCATGGCGTCCTCTACCTCCTGCGCGATGAAGCCTGTGTGATAGCGTCCGCTCGTGCCGCTGTTCAGCTTGTAGCGCTTCGGCTCGACGAGCTCAAACATGCGCACGTACTTCACCGGCAGCGCCTCAATGCTGTTCTTGATGTTCCGGTCGGACCCGTTCAACTCGTTCGTGCTGCAATAGATCGTGCTCCAAACAAAATTTGGTGCGCCAAGATTGTACCGGTTATCTGCATTCGGGGCGAAATCGCCGCGGCAATCGATGAAGTCGTAGTCGAAATTGAGCGCTGATCTTCCGTTATTCCCCGACAGATACAGGTTTCCGCTCGTCGCGTTCAACTCCATAGCCTTGCTCTCGAGCGTCATTTTGTAGTCCGCCGTGCTGGCGTACTCGGTATAGATGTAACCGCAGCGCCGTCCGTTGTCGTTGCGCACCGTGATCGTGTCGCCCTCGATCTCGCTTGCCGTCAGCGTGCCGTCAATGTTGACGGCGTCAACGTGCAAGTCGATCGAACCGGTCGAATCAACGACAACACCATTACTGAGAATTTTGAACGTCGTACCGCTGCTGCTGCTCGATACGCTCAGCGTGATCTTGTCAATGCTCTGGTCGATCATGCTCTGTGCTGTGCTGCCGTCGATCTTGCCCGAGACAGTCGTGCGCAAGCCGTTGATATCGGCCTTGATGTTGGTAATGCTGCCGTTGAGGCTCGAAATATTGGCCTCAATGCCGTCAATGGACGTCGACAGCGACGTCACGCGCCCATCAACGCCCTTGACCTTGAGCATGATCTCCTCGCTGGTCTTGGTGATAGTCGAGCGTGTTTCGGCAATCTTGCGATTGAACTCTTGTGTGATGTACCCCTCAGCTGGGTATTCGTCTTCCATCTCTGCTTCCCCGGGGGAAGAAATACCCGCGTATCCGCGCCCATCATCAGAGAGTTTAGAAAGCGGCGAATAAATGCCCCCAACCGTCACGCCGTCGCCCAGCTCTGCCGCCGGATCGATGTTTGCCGCGCCTGCTTCGTACGCCTGATACTGGTAGCCTTTCATGGTTTGCAGTAACGCGCTTACCATTGGCTGCGTGGCGTGAGGGCAACTTGCAATAACTTCCATGCCGGTATCATCGCCCGCCGTCAGGCTGTTTTCATCATCCACAAGCAACGTCACACGGGAAATAGGCTTATACTTGCCGTTGTCGGAAAAACTCGTAATGTCGCCACCGACGTAATATTTATCAGACAAGAATCCTCACCCCTCCAAATGTGATAGCGTTGCCCGCTTCTGTAATGAGATAGTTCGTCTCGGTAGGCATGGACAACAACGGAATAAGCAACAGTTTCCCTGCATCGGTAATAATCCAGTTCCCGCCGTGCGCCGCTGCGATAAAACATAGCTCATTGCGGATGGTATAATCATTTGCGGGATAGTCGATGGTATATGAGCTATTGAGCACTGTGCGGCTATCCAGCTCCACGCCCATCAACTGGCAAAAGATATTTACAGCGTCAGGCATAGTCATCGGGAAGTTAAGCGACTGTTCTGGCTCCCACACAACGTCAGCCTTTCTCATAGCGTCGTATGCTTCGAGTTCCCAATAATTCCCATCGCAGGAACGGCGGTTGGTAAAAAACACGCCCTTTGGGATCCAGTCTGTCGCCTGACTGCCATTAACAAGCCTGAGATAGCGATTGATCGTCGCGGCGCGCGGGATATTGTCCGCGACGACTGCGAGTTTCAGCGTCGCGCAACAGGCATTGCCGATGCCAAATTCTTCAAACAGCTGAGATTCAACAGAGTGGGAAACCTCCGCGTCTTTCCCGTATTCCACACCATTGATGATAAATTTGTATTCGCGTTCCGTCCCGGGCTTGTGAAGCAGCTCGCGCCACAGCGCACTTGTCGTCTGCCCCATATCACACCTCGATCAAGTTAAACGTCGCGCCGCCCCACACCTCATTGTCGTCTGCTGCTTCTTCGAGCGTGCATTCCATCGACGAGCAATAAAACGTGCTGGTTCTGACGCCATGCAGATCGAGATACTTGGCCGTGACCGTTGTCTCATTAAGGTCATCATCGAGCTTTGCCAGCTTATCGCGAGGCATAGAGCGCGTTGTATAGTTCAGCTTTCGCTTGCTGGTAATCTTGTCACGGCGCATTTTCCCATCTTTTGTGCGGGTGGTCTTATCGCTGTCGAGGTCGTTGCGGCTCCACCCATAACCCTTTGTGGCGATAAAATCGGAGTAGTCCGTGCCGTTGATAATAAGGACTTCCATGTTACCCCTCCTTAGTACAACAGCACGGGCTTACCTGCCACGCGCGTCATGTTGTTGATATTCTTCACGGTGCTACGTGCGATTTCCTTGCCGTCGAGCTGCACCACGACCGTAGTTGCACCGCCGCCGGATTCCGCCATTGCCTGCTTAAATGCTTCGACCATCGTTGCAAGCGGCGTTTCGATGTTCGTCCCGCTCTTCTGGTCGCCCAGCACGGCGAGAAATTCTTTGTTGGGCGGAATGACTGCGCCGGTTGCCAGACGCGGAAGATGTACTTCGGAAAGCGAGGGAAGATGCCCCCCGATGCTTTTACCGCCAAGACCCGGAACCCAGCTCGGGACGGTAAACTTAATCGTGTTGATCTTGCTGATAAGCCAATTCAATCCCTTGATAATGGCGTTCACCGCGCTTTCAGCAATAATGACGATGCTGTTCCAAATGCCTTTAAACACTTTTTTGACACCATTCCATGCAGAATTCCAGTCACCAGTGAACACGCCCTTGATAAACTGGATAATGCCGCCAAGGATGTTATCTTTAAGGTTTCTCGCAAACTCGGTCAAATTGCCAGTCAGAGCAAGCACAGCGGTAACTACCGTAGCAATTCCCGCAATCACAAGTGGGATGACACTACCGGTCAGAAAGAAGAATCCCAACCCCGTTGCCACAATGCCAGCAATCAGTAACAGCGTGTTTTTGAGATTTGCACCGTTATCACAAATGTCCTTAAACGCTGTGATAATCATTGCTGCGCCAGCCACTACAAGGCCGATGCCAGCCCCAACTTTGCCGAATGCGATTGCAAGCCCCCCGGCAAGCGCCGCTGTGCCTGCAAGCATTTCAAGCAGATTCCCCCAGTTAACGCCGTTATTCCATGCGTCGGATAAGCCGTCCCACAGAAGAATCAATCCTCCAACCGCGATAAGGATGCCGCCGAGCTTTTGCAGAATAGTGCCAAGCACACCCGGCAAGCTGCTGCTGATTTTCCACAGCGCTAATCCTGCCGCAATGAGCATGACTGCATCGGCGATTTTTTTTAAGCGGTCGCTGATGTCGTCCATGTAGCTAAAGTCCGGAGTGATTGCGTCAGCGGATGCGCCACCGCCCGCATCGTTTGCGGTATCGGTGGAAATCTGGTTGATCTCATCAAACGCCGCAAGCTGACTTGCCGCTTTCTTCGCGGCACTGCCCGTTCCCTTTAATGCGCTGGTCTCTTTGTTTAGCGCCTTTGCCGAGTTAGCAGTTGCCTTGACGCTCTTGCCAGAGATAAGCGCCACAAGACGCGTGATTTGCGAGACTACTGCCGTAATAACTTTTACAAGCAGTGTAAAGGCGGGGACAATTACGCTTACAAGAGGCTGTGCCAGCGTCAAAAGCACTCCTTTAAGCTGCGCAATGGATTCTCTTGCCTCGGAGTTTACCATTACGACGTTCTTTACCCAGTCGCGCACTTTTGTTAAAGCTTGGGTAATAACTGTAAAAACAAGTGCGCTGCGGACAACAGATTTTACGCGCTGTCCAAATACTTTCATGGAATCTGCCGCCGCTTCGGTTGCATTGCGCAGCCCTGCGCCTTTGGCTCTGCCCTCGATCTGCTGTGTTAGCTCGACTGCCTGCGTTTTCGCGTCGGAAATCTTATCGCCGGTTTTGTTGAGCTTTTCGTTGAGCTTATCAATGCTATTTGCAGTTTTGTTAAATTCGCTTTGCAGCATTCGCACGCGCTCGGCCTGCTCGGACACGTCGATTTTCTCATACGTGCCTTTTGGCGCTGTGCGCATATCGGCAAGCTCCTGTTTCGCCGCATCCAGCTCTGCTCCGATGTTGCGCAGCCGGTCTTCCATCGGCGTTTTCTGGTCGCCGAGCCTTTTAAACTCCTTTTGTAAGGATTCGATATTGCTTTTTACTTTGTTCAACTCCTGATGGAGTTTTTTGTCGCTAATAGTCGCTTCAAATACGACTTCGCCGTCAGCCATAATATCACCTTCTTGCTTTTTGGTTTTTTGCGTGATATCATCCAAGCAGCCATAAATAATGGCAAGGAGGAATGAAAAATGGATAAGATGACTACTTGCAAGGTATGCGGGGCATCTATCGCAAAATCCGCTACCACTTGCCCGCAGTGTGGAGCCAAGCAGAAAAAGCGCCACCCAGTGCTGGGGATTATCATTGCTATTTTCGGCATTTGCATGATTGCCGCCGCATTAAACGACATGGGCGATGATCCTGGCGCGGAGAAACAAACGTTTAGTGTTGGAGAAACCGCCGAGCTAAACGGAATCAGTGTAAAGTTTGATTCTTGCGCCGAAAGCAATGGATCGCAGTTCAACACCCCTGATGACGGTAATGTGTTTTTGCTTTGTGAATTCTCCATTGATAACCAGTCGGATAAAGATATTGCCGTTAGCTCTATCGCATCGTTCAACGCCTATGTTGATGACTACTCGACAAATCTGAGCATTTCGGCCACCATCGCAACCGATAAACCCCAGTTAGATGGAGCCGTTGCTGCCGGTAAGAAAATGACCGGTGTTGTCGGATACGAAGTCCCCAAAAACTGGGAAGAAATTGAAATCCGCTTTACTCCCGACTTTTGGTCTGGAAACGAAATTGAATTCATTGCAAACAAGTAACCATCTTCGCCCGATGCTATTTTGCGTCGGGCGTTTTTTTGCCCAACCACGCATTGATCGTGTCGTTTTCTTCTTCCGTCATCGGCTTATTTAGATCGACAAGCCGCCTGTTTTCTCGGTAAAATTCTCGATCCGACTTGTCGAGCGTTTTTCCTTTTGCTTTCAGGTTGCGAATTCGAACGATGTTTGCAAACAAGCAATCCCCGATTTCGTAGTACGCCGAGACGAATGACCACCAATGGAAATAAGGCATTGCGCGCACTTCATGTCCCACAACGTGGTTGATGGGAGCCACGATGTATTGGAAGTCTTGCTCCCAATCCATCAATTTAGGTCGCTTTTGATTATCGCCTTCATCGCCGCAGTCGAGAAACCATGTCATCTGTTTCACGGCTTCTGGAATGTGCTCATCCGGCATTTTTAAGAAGTCTGGATAAAAGATATCCAGCGCCGCAATCACTTTTTGCTCGTTTGTCAGATCAGTCGCAGCAAATGCCGCCAGCACGTCAAGCGCCGCGCGATAGTCCGAGCGAATTTCATAGTCAACGCCGCAAACGCTCAGCGAGGTTGGAAGATCGTACATCATTTGCGGTATTTCTGCGTATACTTGCGGATTTTCTCATCGGCAAGCGCCTGTTCGCGCTTTACTGCCTCATCAAACTGCTCGATGATGGCGGTCATAAAGTTCTGCCAAACCGGCGCACCATTGGCCGCGGAATATGCGTTGACGCTGCCAAAAAGCGTATCGGCAATGTCCTGTCCGAACAAATCATTGATGATGCTACGCATTTCCTTGTCGAGAGAATCAACCATGTCAAAAAGCTCATCATCGGGGATATCCTTTTCGAGCGTCTTTGCACGGGTCTCCTGCTTCTTGCGCAGGTCATCAAAGGTTTTATATGCTTTCTTTGCAAAGTTCACGTCCGCAGGATTAAAGTAAACGGTAACAACGCCGTTTACGCCGCGAATTGTGTATTCTTTTACGCCAGAATCAAAAGTGAGTTCCATACCTTCCTCCAAAATGAGGGCTGACAAACGCCAGCCCTCTATTTCTTATTCGCCCTCGGTAAACGTGATCGTGCTGCCAGAGATAGCGGCAGTGCCGACCGTGCGCGTGCCGCCAAGCGTCACGTCGATAGGCATACCGATAAAGCCGCCACCCTCGCCGCCGAGGGAAGAGGGCTTAACCATGCAGGACGAATAGCGCTCCGCAAATACTGCGGTCTTTGCCGTGCCTGCATAGGCGTGGACAATCAGCACGTCCTGATTCGCCAGCGCCGCCGCGTTCTGCTCCTTGACCGCGAGATTCCAAATCTTGACGATGGCAGGATCCCCAGCGTCCAGATCGGACGGGTCAAAGGTCTGCGTGATGATGGGTTTCTTCATGGTCGTGCGCGTCGTGCCAAGAATATCCTTCGAGGAATCCTCCTGCCAGTCATATTCCATGCTGGAATCTGTGACGCGCGTACCGAAGGGCGACCACGTGGGGGTTCCAGTTTCGCCCGTGTTGAGACACGCAATCAGAAGTTCTCGGTCTACGGTCTGCCCCGCCGTGGTGTTAAAGGTCATATCAGCCATTTTTAATCACCTCGTAGTTCATTTTCATAAGGATTTGATGATCCTCGTCACCGTTTTCATACACGGAAAAAAGCGAGGATCGCGTTGTCGGCTCAATGCGAATAACGCGGCGGCCGTCGCCAATGTCAGGTGGCGTTTCGCTTGCTGCCCAATCGCCCAAGGCGTTAAGCAGCTCGTCAGCTTTGAGCCGTTTATCATTGCTATTCCCCGGCTTCATGCGGTAGATGACCTTGAATTGGTATTCCGCCTGATATCCGCCGAGAATGTATTTTTGTACGATGTATGCCGCCTGAATCGTAGACAGCGCCATTGCCGCAGTATCAGCGGGAAGAAATTCGAACCGAATCAAATCGACCGGCTTGTCAGGGAATGTGTTTAACCACGCAAGCAACTTTCGGGAAACTTGATCTTCTTCCGCTGCCGATACCGTCTTTTTAATCTGTTCCGTACTTCTTCACCGCCTTTTCTGCTACCCGCAACCACTTATCGAGGTTCTGTGCTTTCGATGCTTCGCACCAATGAGCTTGAGCTTGTGGGTGGTGCTCGTGATAAAACACCAAATCTCGGTCAGACGCATGGAGTTTTGATCCTTTTGGAAATTTAATTTGCAAATTGCCATGCCTATCGACAAACTTCATTGGCCCATTCCCGTTTTCGTCGACCATAACTTTCCCGTAATAGAGATATCGAGCATAAGGCCCCGGATAAATGATCTCATTGCCAATAACCTTTGTGCGCTCATTTAATGAGCCTGTACGAAACGGCACAAAAGGCTGAGTGTCTTTCTCCATCTGCTCGGCTAAAACGTGCTCAGCGCGCGTACAAGCCTTTGCAACGGCAGTCCTTACAGCGTCCATTCCATCGGTATGAACGGAAAATTTGATTCCCATTACGCACCTCCGACTTCCCAGTGTCTCATGTCGGCGCTTCCGTAGTCCATCGCGTCGACCTTCGTCACTTTGTAGCAGTCATCGTGATACTGCACGACGGTCATATTGTCGGAGATAAACTCACCCTTGATAAACAACGTTTCGCCGCCGTTCCCGTCATAAGAAAGCGTCCATAGCCCGCTGCGATCTGTAGCTTTAACAAACTCTTGCGGCTTTGCATAGGTCTTCGCCGCGCCCGTCTTACCATCCACGGCTTCCACCGTAAACGGGATATACAGATTCACAGCGTCCGCACTTTCAAGGCCACTTTCGCGCACGTTCACGCCCTTCGACGCTTGCAGCATCACACCACGCAGGATTGTGGTATAAACTTTCTCGACCTCATCAAGCGTTGTCGGGTCGATCTCCTGCACAATGTTGTAAATCGTTACAGTGTGGGGAGCGTACATCTACAACCACCTCCGCGATACAGTAGCCCGGTATGGGCAAGGTATTCCATGCACGTTTCTGCCAGCAGTTTCTTCGCACCGTCCGTCGCACTGAGTGCAGACAGGGCGGATTCCCCGCCCGTTGCAAGGGTGCGGGAATAGCTGCCTACCGTCTCGCTTTTGACTTCCGCGTCATTTGCCGCGGCGTTTGCAAGAGTTTTCGCGGCAAGCGCCTGCGCCGCCTCGATGACCGCATACTTGTCAACCAGCGCACAGCAGCACATCTTAACCGCATCAAGATCGGAGTGGTCTTTAGCTTTGTTGCGCGTGTAATAATCGAGGAAGGAGCCGGCGCGGACAACAAGACGCGGGAAGTCATTTTCACTCACAGCGCCCATATAGGTGCCGGAGTAGTATTCAAAGTCTGCGTAAGTCATCAGTGCCCTCCTTCCAAAACTGCGAGAATTTCAGCCTTTTTCATCGAACTGCTGACCCCTTCCACCCCGTTTTCATCGGCATACGCAAGCATTTCAGCTTTTGTCATGTCGGAGAAAGCCGGGGTGTCAGGGTCAGGCTCATTCAGCAGTTCAGTTAGCCCCCCACCGCCGGAGTGATAGAGCCGACCACCACGCCGTCGATACGCTCAGCGAAAAGAGCCATGCCGTTGATAACGGTGTCAGATGCGGTCATGTTGGTGTAATCGGGCTCCTCATGGATACCGATATAGCCGGTGGCGTCGGTGGTGAAATCGAACACCTCGCCAAGATCAGCGCCGTTCACAGGAATGTAGTACAGGGCAATGTTGTCCTTGGCGGTGGCGTAAATCTTGCCCTTGGGAACGCTGGAATTGAGAATCACGGTGCCAAGGCCGAGGAAGTTCTCAACGTAAGTCATGCCGAACGCGGTCTGCAAGGTAATGTTTGCGCTTGCGAGGTAGTCAGCAACGTCCAGCGGGTTCAGAAAATACACCGCACCGATCTCGTCATCTTCAAACAGCACCTGCAGCTGGCCCCATGCCTGTGCCAAGGTTGCCTGGAAGGTCGCACCAGATGCCGTGCCCGTGCCGGTTGCGAGGAAGTCGAAAAAGTCTTTTCGGATACCCTTCTGGACGTCCTTGAGCATTTCGTCGGTAGTCATCTCTACCGCCTGATCGTAGCCGCGATCGGTGATTGCTTCGGCAGAGGTGGCTTTGCGCCACTTCTTAAGCGTAATCTCCTTGTAGTTCACGGCTTCGGTCTTGTACTTGCTAAGGGGGATGGTCTCACCCTCAGCAACAGCGCCGCTCTCCAGCGTGCCAGTGGCCTTGTAGCTCTTGAGCACAGTTCCAGCCTGCTTTGCGATCTTGCGGGTCACACCCAAGGCCTCCATCAGCTTTTTGATGGAATAGCCGAACATTTCGGTAAATTCAATTTCGCGCACACGCGCGAGGTCAGCTTTCTTAATGAGATTAGGATCAGCAGCCATTTTTATTCTTCCTTTCTAAACAAATCCATATTTGCGGCGATTGCAGCGCGCCGCTCCGCTCTGTCATTGATTTGCATAATCTCGTCCTTTGTCATCGGTTTCCCGCCGCCGTTAAAGCGCGCGCCAGTGTCGAAGCGAACGGTCTGCTTGGAGACAAGCCCCTTGTAAGTGCCGTCTACGAGCGCATCAAGAGACTTGGTGTCCTTGATCTTTTCTCCGTCCAGCTCCAATGCGGCCATTTCTTCGCCGCAGCCGCGCATAGCAAGGTCGAGATTCGCGCCGGTGATGTTTTTGCTCTTAAAGTAAGCACGCACGGCCTTTTCCTTTGCCGCCTTGCTTTCCTTTGCCGTGATGTCGGTCTTAAAGGCTTCAAAGGCCGAGTGTTCTTTCTCGTACTTCTCCTTGTAACCGCCGTCACCCGCCGCCTTGAGGTCGTCCAATTCCTTCTGGACACCGGGCAGCTTCTCCGCGTCCGCCTTGTACTTCGTGAGATCGTCCTTGAGGGGGTCAACCACGCCCAGATGCAGCGCAACCAAGCGATTTTCGATCTCTTCGGTGCAAGCCTCGCCGAGAATATTCCTGATTTCCGCTCTCGTAAATTTCGCCATGTTATTCGTTCTCCTTTTCCTTGGCCCCAATTCTTCGGGGGCGAACGTTGTATAAAAACCGCTGTACCTTGAGGGTTTTACCTAAAACAAAAGAGCCACCCACCGAGAAAAACTCGGTAGCTGGCTCCTATTGCCCTTTCCCGCGCCCTATTACGCGGGAGTTGAATATTTGATTGTTTTCTTGACCTCTAAAACGATGTACCCGTCGCCTTTTCGGCGTATTTCAGCATCGTTTCCGCGCTTCAAAATTGCATCGATTGCCTTTTTGACTTCTTCCCAGTTCAATACAGCACCTTCATTCTTTCCCGCTGCTCCGGCAGTCCTGCCGCCACGCTGAACGCTTTGTATTTCGCGTTTAACCGCCGCAGCCTTATGTTTACCGCAGTCTCATCTTCATGCAATCCTGCGGCCTTGTAAGCAGCTTTTTCGCGCTTTAGTTTGCGTGCCTCGCGCTCAACGCGCCGCTGCATCTGCGTTGCTTCGTATGCAGTGTATTTCTTTCCGTCAAAATCGCATCCGAGATCATCATCAATATGGGCAAGCTGTTCGTCTGTGTATGTGCGTTCGCTTACGCCCTCAACCCAAACGTTGCGGCGATGCCGACAGTTAGCCCCCTCAAGTCCATCAACAGCCCCAAGACCGCACACATCGTAAATGCTCGGGTAGATGTCCCCTGCGCGAATACTGTATACCTTGCCTTGCCAGTCCTTATGGCTTGACCACGGTGACGGCCCAGGCTTATCTCTCGCGCCAGCATGGGCGGAAACCTCAAAATACGGAGTTTCGAGATACTGCGCCGACTGCTCCGTATATTTAGCGCAAATTTGATTTACGCCAGTCATCACGGCCCTGCGCGCCGCTACATCAATGAAATCACGATGCCCGCTTTCGTAGTCTACAACTCTAATGCCACTATCTGCGAGCTGCCTTACAACGTTTGCAATAGCCTGATTGTAGCTGATTGCGCCGCTCTGGATCTGCATCTCTGCGTTATCCAAAGCCCACTGATAAGCGCGAGCGGGCTTTAACATCGTGTTGCCCACAAGGAAACCCATAGAAGCCGTTAAATTGCGGAATGTATCATGGGTCTGCCGCTTAATTGCATCCACTGTAGCCGCATCTACAAGCGTTTCTGGCTGCGTTACATGCGCAAGGTCGATGACTTCGGTGTAATACTTCTGGTTACGCTCTACAACGTCATTAAGCAAACTATTTAGCTTTTGTTTGCTAATTCCTGCTGTTTTGCTAATAGATTCTTCGATGCTTTTAAGGTCAATGCCATGCGACCGCAACGCTTGAATATCTTGCACCGTTACCTCGTTCAGCTCATCCGCAGCTTTCAAACGGGAGCAGATTTCTTCCAGCAGCGTGATTTCAAGCGCACGGAACAGTTCCGCCAGTTCTTCCGGCAGCGCATCAAGTAGTTCCGGGGTAAATGGATACCGGCTCATTTTTCACAACCCCAAAAGTCCCATTATTTTCTCCAAAGCCCATCACTCCACCTCATCTTCTTCCTCGGCTGTCATGTCCTGCATCTTCGGCAACGCCGCCTTTGCAGTCGCTTCGTCCTCGTTCATCCACTTCATGCGGAACTCCCAATCGTTCATAATGCCTGCCTGCAAGAGCTGCATATCACGGGAAAAATCGGTTTGCTTGTCCTCAATGATGCTGTCATCAAAGTCAATGGAGATTTCAACTTCCTCATCAAGTCCTGCGTCCATATAGCGATTGCCCATGCGAAGCAAAATGCGACACAGCACCGTAATCGCTTGCTCGAGGATAATTTCATGCTTCCTAATCGTGCGGAACATGGTGCTATTCTCGCTAATGACCTGTGTGGCCGTGGCAATGCTTGTCTGATCGAATTTGTAATGATTCTCGCCAAAGCCGCATTTGCTCGACAATATGTTGAGCATATCTTGCATACCGGTGTTAAACTCTGCTGTGCGCAGCGTCATATCGACCTGTTGCAAAATGTTTCCATCAGATGCGCGATCTTCCGGGAGAACGTAGTAAACCGTTTCGCGCTTATCAAAGACCGGCCTACCGTTGATGTCCTTGGTTGCTTCCGGCTGTACCACGATGCGCTTTTTCCCCAGCACAAACTCATTCACATAACTATCGTATGTAATATCAACGCTTTTGAGCTGGTCGATGGCGGAAGCGAACACTGCAACGCCCATAGGGTTATCTTCATCAGAGTTCGCAATGTTCAGACGGTCAATGACAAACTGCGGCTTGGCGCTTCCTGTGTGGACAACAGGGGGAATTGCTTCAAATCCTCTCACGCTGGTTAATGGGACTTCCTCCGCATCGTACAGGTGGTTTTCAATGTCGTATTCGCCACCGTTCAGCCGATGCACCTGAATGTAGATGTATTCCGTATCATCAACTCGTTTTGTCCATGCAAAAGCGCACTCACGAATAATGCCATTGTCCCACGTCAACGGGTAGATGTTTGCAGCGGTTACATAGTTGATATGAATTCTTCCGGGGTTAGCGATCTCTGCTGTATCAGGGTCAACGCTCATATCCTCCATGATTGGAACATAAGCAACTGTACCAACAGCGGATTTCCGCTCCTGCAATTCATTGGATTTGACTTCCCAGTTATTATCGGCAAGAATCGCATCTACAAATTCCTGCTCCTTCTTGCCCTCAAGCGTGATATTCACGCGCTCGTTCATCAGCAGGTTCGCCCAGTCCTCGCAGACTTTCTTGCCCATGTTGACGGAATATCTGTGGCATTCCAGTTCTTCGATGCCATTCCACACCGTATAACTGTGGAAGTCTTTTACATCGCCGTCATACCATGATTTCCATACATCGATCAGGTCGTAGAATTTGCTATTGATCGTGTCAAAGCCCAATTCTTTAAGTGCTCTGCGAATGTTCACTGTTTCACCGTCCTCATGTGCCCTGCGCGCTCCAATTCCTTGTAGTACGGCTCAATGCTGTACTCAAATGCGTCAAGGCTGTCAATATCAGATGTTCCATCGTCAAGGCGCTCGTCCTCGAACTTGTCAGGATCATAAATTGCAGTTTGCAGTGCATCAATCAAGTGCGGACAGCTGCGCGAAACCTTAAAACGCCCCTGCTTCATCAGCAGCACCACGAGCCTGATTCTATCTGTAATTTGCAGTTTCATTGCGTTCTTGACCTGCGTGCCGAGGTGCATCTTCTGCGCGGTATGATCTAATCCACGAATTAGCACCGTTTCCGCACTGTCTGCCCGCGTCTGGCTGTATCCGTACTTTGCCGTAACCATTTGGCAGAACATAGCAAAGCGCCTATTCAGTTCGTCAGGGTCAATCTCTTCGTTCTTGATGTATTCCTCTTCCAGCGCGGCCACTCGATAATCTTTTGTAATCCCGGTCGCCTGAAACTTTGTCGCGGATTTCGTGCCGCCGAAGTCAACGCCAATGGAAATAACGGAGAACTTTGTATCGTTTTCTTCCGCCCATTTCAACGGATCGTCGATCAAATACTTTTCTGTGTCGTTAGCAAAGTCTTTGTAAACAATGCCCTCGGCAGCTACCCATAATCCGCGCACATACCGGTCATAGAAAATGCCGGCATACATGTTTTCATAGCGCGCAAGCGTTTTCTCGCTCAGACCTGGGTTGTCAGTCATCTCGAAGTGCAGATATAGCGTGTTCCGTTCGCGGTGTCGCTTAATCCACTCCTGATAGAACCAGTGATGCGGGCTGCCGGGGTTACATGAAAACCACAGCTTCGCGCCGTCCACAGAACATCGCGCAAGCGCCTGTTCCACGAACGAGCGTGGCATCAGCACCACTTCGTCCAGCAGCACACCCGCCAGCGTGCGGCCCTGAATCAGCGTATAGCTGGCCTCATCCTTGCCGCCGAACACCTCGAAGTAATTCGTCACGGCACCGCGCCGCACTTCCATAACCTTGTCGCCGCGCCGCCAGCGGATGATATAGCGCTCCTTTGCCAAACTCATCGCCGTAAACGGCACGATGATGTTCTTGGTGCAGCTATCCACCGTGCGTCCACACACGCCGAAACGCTGACCGCTGAAATTCTCCATCGCCCAGTGGACGAACGCCCACATCATGATGGAGGTTTTGCCGGAACGCACAGCGCCGTCACAGATCAGCGCGTCATACTTGGAATAGGGGAAAGCGAGGATTTTTGCTTGCTTTGGGCTAATCATGTGGCATAAATACAACTACCATAGACGGAAATGGAGCAGAATTTTTACTTCCGCCGAATTTTAATCGTCCTCTAATAAACCGAATTTCCACATTGTTTCTTTTGTATATGTAATCGTGGAACCATTTTGTATCTGTTCTGGCAGGAAGTAGCATTACGACGGTAGCCCCGCTAACGGATGCAAATAACGCTCGCCTCACCCATTGCCCGATGCCGCGCCCATATGGAGGATTGCACCACACGGTTCCTTTCCACGGATGTTCCAGTCCGTCTTGTTCCTCCGTATAGAACTTGTCGCATTTTGCATTTTCTGGAGTTGCACACACATCAAGTGTAAATTGAAATTCATTATTCAGTTTATCAAACAAATCTTGTGGCGTTTCCCATAAGTCTGTTTTACTAGAAAACATTAATTCTGTATTCATGTGTCACTCTCAAGCTCCTTTGCCATTTCCTTTAGGCTCTGACTGAGCGCGTCTTCCTTTACCGTGTCGGCAGGACTGCCGCCGATCATCGCCCACTTGTCGATCAGCGTTCCCATTGCCGTGGTGATCTGGCTGAGATTTGCCGCCGCCAGCTTTTCGGGGTCGTTGAGCATTTCAAGCCGCTTACCGATGAACGAACACACAAGGTCTTTGTGGTCGTTCATGTATTCCATCACATCGGCGGTGTTCTCTTCCTTTTTTTGTTCGCACTTTTCCATAATGTCGGCATTCGCCCGCACAAGGTTCTTAACGGTTGTTGCGGACACTCCGTTGATTTTCGCTGTGGCGCAATAGTTGTTCGTCTGCACATAGTCCGCCAGTATTTTCTTTTTCTGCCGGTCTGTCAGACGCGCAGCCATGTCATCACCTCGTCGCTCTCGCGCGCAAAATGTCGCTCTCTCTCTTTTCTTTTGGGGGATTATAGGGGGTAAGATAATACGGGGGTTGCAAGGGGGAGAAGAAGAAAGGGGGAACAAGGGGGCTTTTCTTTTCTCTCTCTGAGCTATGCGTTTGCTTGCATTTGCTTACATTTGCTTTGCTTCTGATTGCATTCCTTGCGTTAATTGCTGTCGTGCTGCGGTCTAATTTCATCCGCCCGTCACAGTCTATTACCGCTTTGATACGCCGATAAGCGTTGTCAAATTATTTTTGCTACCAGCCCCCGCCCCTTGGCCTTACATAGCAGACTTTACCCGCCCCGAAGGGCCACAACGCCGCCCACATTTGGCGTTATTCTTTCCATTGGCCGTCTTTCTCGCTTAGATTGTCACACGCTACCGACAACTACGCTCCGAAAAGTCGTAGCCCCTATTCCGTCAGGTCAAACCGGTCTTGACGCATCAAGACAAGCGCAGTTTTCAGCGAGCTTTGTCATTTCCATGTGAGCCATGACGACAACGGTCTCACATTGTCCGGGCGCTACCCGGCCACTGGCACAGACGGTGGGGCTCGGACCCACGACATACCGGCTCACGAAGTCCGGTGCTTTACCAACTGAGCTACGTCTGCGTATGTCCCCGCTGGGCCACATCGTTGAGAGGTGCGCGGGGTCCTGTGCCGCATGAGAGGTGCGACCTCTCGGCCCTGATCGTGGGCTGCATCGTGCGTGCGGCAAATCGCGGGGGGGCGGTGTGAAAAGATGAAAAGCACCGCGCCCCGCTATGGCGCAGGAGGTAAACGCCATAAATGAGAGAACCGCAAAGGCTTTTACACCTCTGCGGTTCAATTTTCTCATGATTGCAATACCCTGACTCACTTATAAGTGAGTTTTGCAAAATATTTTTATAAACTTTTTGGATAGTCCGACCTGCCAAGCAGGTAGTCAATCGACACGCCGAAATAATCAGCAATGCTTATCAGCGCGTCCATTGACGGTTTCTGCGTCCCCATCTCATAGCGCTTGATGGTGTTACGGTTCAGCCCGCACAGCTCAGACAGAACGCAGCGCTTTAATTGCTGGCGTTCGCGTAACCTCCGCAGCCGATCAGGAAACGTGCTCATCGCATCACCTCAATCATCTCCCGCGCTGTTGATCAGCCTGTCAAGATAGAATCTCGCCTTTCGCAGATCTTCCTTGCCGTTTTTCAGCGGCCAGCGCCACATGTACTTGAGCACCTGTCCCGTCAGCCATGCTTGCATCGGGTCTTTCTGGCACGTCAATGCGGCCGCAATGGCGTCGATGCACTCGACCCCTCCCGCCGTGTAATGCGCGGGGTGACTTACATTGTCATGCTCGATGCACGGGCTATTGGCAGGTGCGCTCCCTCTCGGCGGTGTACTCCATTTAAACGGATCGTTACTCATGGCGCGCCACCTTCCGCTTCACCCACGCCCACAGGTTTCTCCACGGATGGGATTCTGCGTAATTGGCGCGCTGCTCGGCGTTGTAGCGCTTGTCACGCATTACATCAATGACCGTCCCCTTAAAAGCAAGATCGTCGTTCGCCCGCCCAAGCGCCGCCTCAGTATCGGCGAGCTTATTTCGCAGCACATCTGCGTCCGCTTTCAGGTTTGCGATCTCGTTCTCTCGGGTGATGGCCTCGCCGTTCATCTGGTCAAGCTTTTCCGTCAGCGTGCCGATTTCTCCGCGCAGTTTTTCATTTTCCTCGGCCAGTTTTACTCCGGCCTTAAAATGTGCCGCCGCCTCGGCTTCCGCCGCTTCCTGCCTTTCGGTGGCTTCCTCCACCATCTTCGCCATCTGGTCTTTGGTGTACTTCTTTACGTTGATGCTCATAGCTTGGCTCCTTCCATTTTCATCTGTTCTTCCCGTCCCCGGTCGCTCACGATGCTCACGACCTTGCAGTCACCATATCGCTCAATATCCATGGCGATGCGCTCCTTGATGCCCTGCGCGTCAGCGGCGGGGACGTTGGCTTTAATCGTGATCGTCAGCATATACGTTCCCTTTCACGTGCTCTTTCCACCACAGATATTCTTTGCGCTCTCGTCGATATTCAAAAATCAGGCTTTCCGCCTTGCAGATATCGCGGAATCTGTTGCTTGCTGCAATCCATGCAGTCTCAACCAGCCACCATAAAAAGCATAACGCTGCAAGAATCGCTGCAATGCCGCCAATCGCTATAAAGAACATTCCAACGCCTTCAACAAAAGATTCCATTCGTTACACCTCCTTCGGCTCGCCGTAGCTGCAAAAATCGGTGCTGCCCACATTGCGTCTATTACATGGCGCGCGCCTGTTGTGACACGTCAGCGTCCCCGGCTTACCGTATCGCTGGGTAAGCTCTGACGGCAATGTGCTGTGCGCGCAGTCCTTGCACCGCGTCACGACCACAGCATCGACGGTGGGAGCAGCGGCCACGATGGGCAAAGCAATTTCGTCCCTATCTGCGTTGTCGTACCACGGCTCGTCATCAAGCTTTTCCCATAGCACGTCGCCATCAATCAGCCGCATCGCTGTCACCTCCGTCCATTTTTGCAGAGTTCTCCACAAAGTTGCGGACTCTGGCCGCGCAGGAGAGGCACAGTTGTTTCTCCGCAGAAAATGGTGTCTTAAAATTCACAACGCCGTAGTGATTGAAATCCAGATTCACACCGTCAACCTCGTAGTCAATCTCGCGCCCGCACATATCACAGAACACTTTAACCATCAACTATTCCCTCCGTCCATCTTGGCCCCGCAGTAATAGCAAAAACGGCACTCATTCTCAAAGATTGCATCGTGTGCATCATCTGTCGGAATATCCACGCCGCAGTTTGAGCACTTTCCATCTACCCACCGCCCATGCACCACCGGCGCAACGTCGGCGGCGGGAAACGCTGCGATGACAGCATATACTCCATCCGCAAATAGTCTTTCTACCAAACCATGTTCTCCAAGCCCCATTTTCTTGAATTTGGTAATGAGCGCTTCCCGCTCAATGCATTCAGCCATCTTCATCCCCTCCAAATTCCGCCTCGTACAGTATATATAGCACTCTTCTGGGCTGTTGCCATCTACTGTTTCAAGTATTGCTTCTCCGCCGCAGAACGGGCAAGGTTTCAGGTCATACATCCTTCGTCGCCTCCACATAGCACCAGCTCTGAGGCGGGCGCTTGATTGTCCGGCCGTCACAGTCCATTTTGCTGTAGTTGTAATAAGGACAGGCACAGCAATCCGACTCGACTTTACATAGACCCTTGAACTCGCTCAGTTTCTTCGGCGTATCGTAGATTTTTAGGTCGGAGATGTGCCAGCCATAGCCGGTTCTCCCGTTGCCGATGTAGTCAGCAAGCTCCTCGTATGTAAGACAAGATCGCTCCATGTGCTCGAAAAACCAGTTCTGAATGCCACCATTGTCGAAAACATTGATGGGAAATATCCGGTCGCACACAAACTCGCCGATTACCTTACCATTTCCAAGTGGGCAGTTCAGTGATTTCATCGACCCCGTATCTAAGTAGTCCTGCATCAGACGTTCCGGTGAAATAGGAATGTTCAGGTCAGGTCTACCGCTGGTGCAGTAGATATAGCACTTAAACGGCGTTTCCAACTTCGGACGGGTCTTTCGCACCTCAACGGTTTTCTCACCGCTGATAATCTTCTCGCACCACTTCGGGCGGATGCTCAACATAACAACCTTACTCATTTCTTCATCGCCTCCAATGCTTTCTCCGCCTCCTCGCGGGTAAGGAAGAAGGTTTTTCCTATATCCTCTGGCCTGAAATATTCGCTGGTTCCGCCACAGTAAATTCTTGTGGAATTTGAAAATGAAACGATGCTAAATACTTGCTTCTCAATGATTCTTCCAAGCAAAGCAAAATACACCGTATCGCCCACCTTGCACGGCAGCACCACCAGACGCCCGTCCTTGTCGGCCTCGGCCAGCTCGCGCAGGCGGGTATAGCTGCAAAGGCTTTCCAAATCAGCAAGGCGCATGAGCTTCAACGCGATCTCGTCTGCCTTGTCCTTCGGTAGAACTTCCTCCGGCGCACACTCTCTGTCCTCGTAGGCGGCGAGGCGATCCTTGAGGCGATTGCGGCAGTACAGCGCGGTGCAGTCATCCATCGGCTTACCATGCTTACCTGTCCAATCCGCTTTACACTTCTCGCAATCCATCATTGCCTGTCCATCGTTGTCGCGCTTCGTCAGTCGTTCCATCACTCCACCTCCTGCATCTTACTAATCACTTTTCGGATCACATCGCCACCGTAAGCGTCTTTTGTCAACTCCAAAAACTCCGTCAGCGTCATCATGCCGTGCTCAAGGTCAACACCGTGATCGCGGGCAAACTGCTTTCGCCCCATGTCGCACGAGCCAGTCAGGCGGTGATGCCAGTCATAAAAATACTGTGTCGGATATGCTTTCTCGCGGTCTGTTTCGCGCAGAAACGTGTCAATGCGTTCATCTTCCGGCATATCCTCGAAAAGCTTGTCTCGCAGTGCCTCCATTGCTTCGCGCAGCGTTTCCCCGTGTGCAAAAACATTGTCTTGCTTGACGATGTAGCACGGCGTGAGCGTCAAATCACCGTTCAGGATTGCCCCGTGCGCGGTGTTGCCGCGCACGGAACGAATCAGCGTATTGACACCGTCGATTTTATAGACAGCTTCCCCATTGAAGTTTTTAATGCCGTAGCCGTCGCCGGAGCCGTAGCCGTAGCCGGAGCCGGAGCCGTCGCCGGAGCCGTCGCC